ATAAGAAACTGGGGCTCCTTTACAATAAGCCCCACTGCCGTGAAAATCAGTGCAAAAATCCAACCCATAAAATCTTCCTCCTTAAAAATTAAAAGAAAGAGACCTCATTATGAGATCTCCTCCTCTTTTTCTTTGGCATTTTCGACGATCTGCAATGCCTTCAGTCTGATGATGTTTGTAGCCACGTTATCTAAAATCAGTGCTGCCGCCACGACAGCCCAACCTGAAATCTGGACTACAGTCTTATTCCCAACTGGAATTTTCATGCGTATCGCCTCCTTTCCATAATATAAATTGTAAATTACGCGAATCTGTCGCCAGCATATTTACCTTCATTGAAGTTCTTCTTCTGGCTAAGCGCTCGACTGATTGCTAGGTCAATTCCGCTTCTGCTTTTGAGATGGTAGTAATAGAGGTCGACAAATTTGGTGTTCAGTCTGTCAATTCGTCCTGCTGCTTGCTGCATAACTTTGTAGGAGTAGTTCTGACTATAAAAGACAATGGTATCTGTTGTGATACAATTCCAGCCCTCGGCTCCTGCAGTATACTGGACGAGATAAACCCATTTAGAAGCTGTAGGTACTGCTCCATGGACATGACCGTTCCATTCTCCGACTTCGCACCCCGCATTACTAAACACCTCCCGTAAAATATCAAGCTCGTAATCAAAATTGTAGAAGACTATCATCTTCGGATGCTTTTCGAATAACTCGAGCAACGCGACCTGCCTGGACTCGTCCGTATTCACAATTTTGCGCCACACATAGCACAATCCAGCAGCATTTATGATCGGCTCGTCCTTAAACGGATCCCATCTGTTCTTGCTAGCGTCCTTATACTTGGAAATATCATAACTGCAGAACACGTCTTCATGGTGGGCTACTGTCACTCGATTAAAGTCCATGGTGACCAAAATATCATTGCGATGGCGAATGAGCTTTCCTGTGTTGACATAATGGTCGATTTTTGGATAGGTCTTATTTATCCATCGGTAGACGATATGCTCCCTAGTGAATTCAGTTTTATTCTTGTAGAACCCATTCGCCACAAATACCGGAATGTAGTCGGACCAGGTATCTCCGGGAGTGGCCGAGAGCAGAATCCATTTGTTTTTTCTCGCAATATTGAGGAATGCTTTAACCCAAGCGCCAGAGCCCACGACACGCTGCTCATCAAATATAAAGAACGCTCCGTAGACGTCCTTATACTTACCAATGTTGTTCCAAGAATCCACCACAACCTTATTTTTATAATAGGCTATGTCCGGATTCGTGGTCAGAAGAAACGGAACTAATTCTCCTTCCCACTCTTTTGTATCCCGCTTACGAGCCGTCGTGATAATATAAAGATCTCTTGGGTTCTGCATATCAACATAGGCTTTGGTTCCGAGTTTACCACCCTGTTCCTGGTAGTAATATGCGAGGGAGGTCCGAGACTTGCCCGAACCAACCCCTCCGCATAATATACAGCCGTTTTTCATCCGCCCGACAGCATCGAGCTGGTAGTCATATAGGCTTATTCCGGACATTACGCATCATCCATTTCTTCCGCCCAACCAAATATGAGATCGTGATAAACTTGGTAAGCCAACTTGAATTTACGTTCAACTTCCGTTTCGTTTCTTCCAAATATGGTAGTCGTTTTAGGCTGCTCCTCCACTGCTCCGTTCTTGGCAATTTTATAAAAATAGACTTTAAATTTACGAACACGAGGCTTATCGCTAAAATGGTCTTTCGTCGGAGCAACAAGAGTTGCTGCAGAACCTGTGCACTCACTGCATGGCCAGTGCCAGCAACCATCAGTTTGTTTATGAAAATGCTCACACCGTGTGCAGCGTTCCTTCGCTTCTTCGTATATCATACCTTTTCTCCTTTACTCTCTGTAGCCATCGTAGATCTCAATTGCGGGTACACCAGTTCCAATCCATTTCTTTGATTTCGGATCGTATACCTCATGTTCGGAAAATAGAATGATACCGTCCGTGACCCTTATTTTATTTACGAGGTCCATGAGCGCTTTCAGACTTTTTACTGTGATATGTTCATCCTCGTACCCAAAGTCTTTCAACCAGGGATAGTGTTCGATTAGATCCTTTTCTTTGTCGCCCCAATTGGTAGATTCGATATAGAATTTCATATTTTTCTCCTTTCATCGCTGATTAGGGCAATAAGCGATTTTATTGTACGGTCCTTTGCAAAGAGAATCACAATCTTCGCAAGGACTGCACCAACTTACAAGTTTCATGAATCTCCACATTCGGCGAACCTGGTGATATGAGAACTGATAGGGGTCTGTTGACGTTCTCATCATCGCTTTAACCTCGCGGCTTTCTTGTTTTTGATACTTGTTCATACCTTTCTCCTTTTAAACATACATACGCCCATCGTAAGGGCGCTTCTCTTGGATCATTTTATTCCAGCATGAGCTGTGTAGGTATTGCTTCAAGCCTCGTTTAGTCAATACCATTTCTGCGTCATAATCATCTGGGTGCTTTTTCAGCATAGCATCCATAACGATCTCTACTGGCTCACCACATAATGGGCATCGATTATTTACTATCAGTCGTCGCGCCACCTTACATCACCTCCAATTTTGTTCTAGTCAATTCATAATCCCAAGCGGTTCCCCAATGACATACAGCCCAAATATAAATACCAAGCATGTCGTTGTAGAAGACTAATTCGTCCGTATAGTCTTTCAGAATCTCATAGCCATATCGAGAAATAATAAAGTCTTGCATGACCATCTGATCAAAGTCGCCAGACACGATTTCCCAGTCTCCTAAAGTTGCCTCTCGAATCGTATTGTTTAAAATAAGATCGTCGAGCATACGAGCTAAAGTCTTGTAATCTAAATATCCTTTCTCCTTGGCGTAATCCGATACCTCAAAACCAAATACTTTACCGTCGTACATTCTAATGCTTTTCTCCATGTTGTTCCCTCCCAGGGGTAAAAGTGAAGAGACAAAGGTCTAGATACAGATCTAGAATTACTAAAGATCCCGCGATCTTTCCTTCATCTCTCATATAACAACTTGTAAATTTCGCGAAAATAAAAGGAAGAGCCCTTGTTAGGACTCAACCTTCGAATTTGATAGTTCAAACGAACCAGCATCGATAAATATCCAATTGATTTGTTCGGATAGTGGAAGTGTATGCTTATTAGTTTTCATAATACTATACATATCATCCACGGTAAGGTCATTCTTTTTCATGTTCCTAAGCATGCATCCTTTTCCGTATTGAAATGTCGCATTAAGTGCTCCATAGCAGAGACCTCCAATACCCACAATTTTTAATAGTTTTTCGACGTTCATATTTGTCATCTCCTTTCATAAAGGAATGTGTAAATTTCGCGAAAACGAAAAGGGCATGTTTGAATAACGAGAATGGGGCCCAGCCGAAGCTAGACCCCACTCTTGCTTAGAACTCATAGACTGCACGGAGAACCGCATCGTTTCGAGGACTCACGTTGTTCGACGCATACCCAACGATTTTGGTGTCGTGAACATAAAGTTTCTTGATCGTGATGCCATCCGACGTTTCTGCCACATTGATGGGAACCGTTGCCAGGAAAGCCTGTCCGCTCCAATTTGCACCGGCGCAATTCTTCTTGGGAATAATGGTCGTGCAAACATCACTGTTAATAGCCGTGGAATTTGCAGTGTCATAGTCACTCCACACCAGAACCCAGCCATGCATGCACTTAGACAGGGGCTTACTCGGAGTGACGGTGTGGCCCGCAGTCATGTAATAGCCGCCGGTCCAGAGCGCAACAGGATCACCATCGAAAATGGTTTTCCAGCCACGCCAAGTGCCATTGTTGAGATAGTTCGAGAAGATGCTCCCATAACTACCAAGCGCAAGAACCCACCCGTAATTCGGAGAACCGGTCTTATGGACCAGGAATCGCCAACTCTCAGTGGCCTTGGGCGAATTTGTAGCATTGACCGGTGCATAAGCAGTATGCATTCCGGAAGGCAATGCCGCGATAGCAGTGAGCACGTCCTGCCCAGAGAAAGAAGTCTTAATGTCGCCATTCTCTGCCGTAAGCAGCAAATCCAGAAGTCCGGTAATGTCAGACAGAGCGTGGCTATGGCTCGCAGAAGCATAACCGCTATGAGTATGGTCGGCCGCTGCATACCCACTATGCGTATGGTTGGAGTCTGCTTTTCCTGTTTCCAGGGTCTGAATATCTGCTTCGATCGCATCGAGATCGTTTGTGAGGAACTGTGACCGATTGTTTGCTCTGAAGATTTCGTTCGTAGATATCACGGGATTGAAAGCAATATCAGACATAAGAGTACCTCCTTTTAAGAACTGGATGCTTGTGCGCCATTATTCTTCAACCAAGAGAGCAAGGTGCCGCTGGGCGGATTCCCCGACAGGAACCTGAGAGATCGGTATCCTGTAGGAACAGCCAACGAAACCATCTGGCCTCCGCTATCGACCTCTTCATAAATCACATCAACCGTGGTGGAGTCTTCTTTGATATACCTGAGAACATGCCAGTAATAACCAGGGGTTTCTCCGCTTTCTTCTGCATACATCTGGATGCCTGTATAAACAGTGCTGCTGTTCATTCCCACGGTGAATTTACCGCCGGTGTACGTGTCTATACTGCCACTACCTAAAGTCATGGTCTTACTGCCAACAAGTACGGTCTTGTTGAGTAGGTAGTTCACACCAGGCGCTTCTCCATAGCACAGTCTTGCCTTGTTGTTCGCATCCCCGACATACGCTCTCTTGATCTTACGAGCAACACCATTGATGCCAATATATGCGGCTGTGATCTTACGAGCACGAGGCTGGTACGTAGGTTCCCACCATTCGACAGTCATGGTAGAAGTGGTGAATGCGATATTTGCATCACACCATACCTTGTCCGGTTCGTTACCAGCCCCGAATGTAGCAGTCAGATCCACGAGCATGAGGCCGTCAAACCACATATACGCCGCATTAGCCTGATTATTATAATCAATGCGCATCTGGTAGTTTCCGGCAGGAAATTTATCGCGGGTGTTGACAGCGCTAAGCATGTTCCACTGCCCAGCTGGGCCTGAGAGGCCGCTGAAAAAGGACGGCTCGTTAATTGGCCAGTAAATATCAACCGTTCCGGCTTTTGTTTCCTGGTAGACTTCGACACGAGCATAGTATTTATGCGACGGCGTGAGAGTCGGCTGCACAAAGCCAACATTGAGCTGACGAAGAATATACGTAGTCTCAGTGCGTTCTACAGAACCAGTCAACAGCATAGCTCGTTTGCCGTATTTCGCGTGTGTAGCATTGCAATACACATAGCCTTCACCGGAGTTTGACATGTCAGCAAGCTCGAAGTCACCGATTTTACCGACCATATTCGTGACCGTATAAGTCTTCTTTATCCTGGTCGGCACGCCAATATAGCCTCCTGTAGCCATATCTACTCACCTCACTCGTAGACGAAATACAGCTTGCCAGACGCAAGAGTACTCGTACCGGCAGTAAGATCGGCAGTGCCATAGGTGAAATCAGACCCGGGATCGGCTACCACGTCCGCAACCCAGAATGTTCCGTCAAACGTGACCCGAACGGGTTTGCCCCCGCCCAGCCAGCCGTTGGCCGATGGCGCCACAGTCGTGGCCGTATAGCCAGTGCTGCGAATACGAAGGGTCTTTGCACCGAGATTATTGACGGCCAATGTACAAGTCGTCGATGCGCTTGTCCTGCTTGGGTAGATGATGAAAGAATAGCCGGTAGAAAGTACTTCGATGCCAGGGACAGTCGCAGTATATGCTTTGCCATCGCTGGATGTGGCGGTAACCGGTTTATTAGCGACGCTCATCGGATACATAGCATTCGTGTTACCGTCATTGTCTACATAAGTTAATACGCCGATGTATTCATTAGTTGCCATCGGTTGGCCTCCTTTTTACTGATATAGATCGGCCACCCACCAGAGCCCGTCATACGTGACCCGTACTGGCTTATTAGCCGCGAGCCAATTGGCCGCAGATGGAGCAACCGTGGTACTGGTATAACCGCCGCCTTTGATTCTGAGTCGCTTGGATTCGAGGCCGTTAACCTTCAACCAAGTATTGACCGCCGTGCTGGTAGTGGTAGTCAGAGATTTCTTTCAGAGTATCATATGTTTCCGGCGCACCATTGATCAGGTTGTTGATTGCGGTGCTGATGGCAGTGTTCATGGCGGTAGTGGTGGGGCGCGCAGACAGCGCATCAACGAGACCCGTGATGTCAGACTGAGCATGCGTGTGGGTCGTAGCCGCTCTACCACTGAGACCGTTGGAGAGCTCTGTTTTGGTTGCCCTGGTGTCAACATCGGCGATGATTTCCGCAAGCTTTGCAGCCAGAGTCGTGGTCTCGTCAACATAGATGTTTGCAGCACCAGTCTTCACCATGACCTCGTAGATAATGCCCTCGATCTTTGCCTTCAAAATAGCATTCATAGAACTCATGTGATCAATCTCCTTCACTTTAAATATAGTTTTAGGTAGATACGTTAAACCAAAGCGCTGGGACAGAAGTGGGTGCTGTCGAACCAATGACGACATTTATGCTACTATCGCCATCCATGACATCGAATGTCTTGCTGTTGTTTTTATCGGTAATCGTGACACGATGACCTCCGATGATGGCAGATACAGTAACTGTCGGAGAGACGCCATCTGCTCCGCTTGGACCAGTGGGTCCAGTAGCGCCAGTGGCTCCGGTTTCTCCTGTCTTGCCCTGGGGGCCGGTGGCTCCAGTTTCGCCCTTGTTTCCATCCATGACGTCGACAGTTTTGCTGCCGCTATAGTCAGTGATGACCAACTGGTGACCACCCGTGATATCCCTGACGAGTATAGCAGGAGAATATCCATTGGTGCCGTTTGTGCCGTCCATAACCTTAACGGTTTGACTCTGACGGCTATCGGTGATAACGAGCTCATGACCACCAGTGATGTCTCGGGTGATAATTGTAGGAGAATATCCCTTGACGTTGACAGTGGCGGGGTTTGCCTTACCCTTATCATTCGTCCAGGACAGATTACCACTCGCATCAACCGCGGGAGTATACGTGGCGCCATCGAATTCGCCAGAATCACGAGCGGCGAGCAGGGTGTCCTTAACCTCCTGAACCTCACTCTCCCACTGGAGAATAACGTCAGGATACGCCTCGAGGAAGGTCTCGCCGACCTCCAAGCCCTCAGAAATATACATTTCAGTATTGAGCTCAGAGTTCCAATGATTGACCTCGTTACCGTCCGAGTCGCCCTTCTTGATGCAGACGAGGAACTTGAGCTCGCCCACGACCAGAGAAACGTGTCTGGAGATGGTCCAGTCGAAATGCATGATCGTAGAGTCGGTAGTGTCCACGGTGACGTTTCGAGCCAGGTAGCAACCAACTTCGCGATCTCGGCGCATGTAGTTGATGTAAATACGAAGCTCAGACATGTCCAGACTGTCCCAGTATCTAGGGCAGTCGAATGTGACCGTCTCAACATCATGGTCATACTGCACTGCAATACGCCGAAGCTCTTTTGGGACAGAGATGACTCTATCGTCACTAACCACAATGTGCGGCTCGATTTCAGGGTTTGCCAACTGCAGTGAAGGCGTTGTATCTGCTAGGCCGTTTAACAGCTCATCTGCTTGAGACATAGGTTACCTCCTTTCTTAGAGATGGGGTATCCCCTCACATCATAAAGGTTACGAGCGTATTTTCAGTGTCGACGGCGATGATGGGATGATAGTACAGAAATTCCTCGGTAGCAAGTTTAACGCCACCGTCGCCATCTGCGCATAAGTAGCCGTAGTTTGTAACAGTCGGAGCCGTCGTTCCGCTATACTTGCAAGTCACAGGTCCGCCAACTCGAACGAGGCACTTGTTGTCAGGCAGAAGACTCTTTACAATACCAAAAACCGCGTTACCTTTGCTCGAAGCTCGCACCGTGTTATTGAGATTGTTGGCAATAGTAACCGGTTCTCCGACAACGGGGACATTACCGCTAGTCTGGGCGTTCATGACGATCTCGAACCCCTTGGCAGACTCGAGTGCGTTGGTGACTTCTTCGTCCGTAGCCAGCCAGTCGCCAGCCAGTTTCCGCTCCTGCCAAACATAGTTGATCTTGTCGAGCTTATAGCCGGTTCTCTTCTCGGCTTCAATGCACCGATACTGAATACCAGAGTCAGTGTCGACATAGATCTGACCAACAGCACCCTCAGTATTCGCGGTAGGAGCGCCCTGGCCCCTGATGATAGAGTTGCTCATAAATTACCTCCCATTTTGTGTTACGGTGATCTTGTTGGTTCTGAGGACGACATCGCCTTGTTTACCAATCACCTGAATTTTAAAGCTCCTCTTTTCAAGCGCTTCGAAAGGAATTACGCAAGTTCTTCCGTCCGCAAGCACCCGAGGAGGATACTCTCTGCCAAGTGGAGAATAGAATGCGACAACCTTGTTGAGCCCATCCCACTCCTTAGAGAATTCGAAATCGGCCACCAAATATCCATGTGACCCAGGGATCAGGTTCGAAAAGTCGCATGTCGGATCTTCGCTAACTGTCTGGTTATTCACAATGAACTGCAGAGACCTAAATCGATTAGCTGTGTTGTTGCTCACATTTACCCTCCTTACAAAAATTGAAAATAGTTTGTTGCCTGAAAATATAAGAGGAAGAGACATCGTATTTCAGACATCTCTTCCTCTCATAAAAGGGCATGTTTTAGCCGCGAAGATTAGAACTCGTCGTCTCCGGCGAAGCGATCAACATCCTGAATAACCTCGATGTTCTGCAGATATGCAGTACGACCAGACTTCCCGTTGACATCCCAGTCATAAGGCCGAATGTCGAGGTTGACACAAACAATGTCGATGTCATCCAGCAGCCCGATACTCTCCTCGTCCAGGCGGTTCTTGTTGCGTCCGGTCTGGAGATAGACGTTCGGACCCCGACCATTGAACTTCACCTTGACAGGCAGGAACATGAACGGGGTGTCGCCGTCCTCCCGAGGCGGCTTGATCTTGACATTCCAGCCCAGGTTAGTGAGCTCGTTAGCCGTCTCCTCATCCGGAATGACAACCGCAAAGTTGCGGTCGCCCTCACGGTTGTACTTGTCGCCTCTACCGGCGAAGTTACGATAGATGATGCGTGCGTCATCGATCTGCAGGATATCCCGAGGTGCGTAAGTGATTCTCATAGTTTTCAATCTCCTTTGAAATATAATTTTCAACGTTTAATGAACAAATCATCTTCATCGAGTCGTGAAGTGAAATCTGAGTTGTCATACCCAGCTTTGCAGCCATCCCCCATCAGATTAGGACAGCCACGACAAGTGTCTTTTCCGCAAGCCATGGTCCACGGCAAATCTGGACCCTCGGCTTTAAACCATGGAGCAATTTCTGGAGTCGGGTCGTCCGAAACGAACCATTCAAAATCTCCGTACTTACCCATGGTGTCGACAGCATCGTCAACCAGCTTGTCATAATAAGAGCGATCAATGTCCTTCTCTTTGCCAAGTGTCTTGACCATCTCGGATTCAAGCCATCTATAACCCTTGGAGCCAGTGGCAGCCGAATACTTGACATTGCCTTCCTTGTCCTTACCTTCGCGCAGTAGCTCTCCACCACCATGACCAGGAAGAATCGGACAGAATGCTCCGACCTTGCCAATGAAATGATAGTCGTGTTCTCCATCAGGTAACCCCTCATTCGAATCCAAATATAGAGACGTTGCGACTGAGAACGTCTCACACATGTCATCGAACTCGATGTCGTCCTTACTAAACAGAGTTTTGAATACATAAGGAACTGCAAACTGTTTACCGGTAGCGTCCCACTTACCAGCTTTCTTTTTCTGCTTGCTCGGCAAATATCCATAGGTCCGGTCACACCATTCGACGTCCTTATACTTGGCAATATACACTGCGTCATTCACCAAGCACATGCGATCGTACGTGGCCTCATGCTCAAACGTATAACCATAGCTCCGACCGAAGGCCATAACAAACTCAATGATCTCGGGGGTAGCATTCGGAATCTTAATCGAATCTGTCTTGATGTGAGCAACAGTGAAGCCTCGCTTCTGGACTTCGTGTTTGAGGTCAACCATGAACAATGCGCCACGCTTGGCGACGATGTTGTCCTTATTGCGAGGGTCTCTGAATGCATTTTCAAACCCAGCAGAGGTCAAGCCATAAACCGAGTTAATTGCCGTCTTGAGCGCATCAGCAAGCTGACTAGATGTCAGTTCGCCATCGATGACCTTCTGTACATACGGTCTCAACTTGCCATCCAGCATCTCGTTGACGATATCCCATGCCTCATGTTTGATACTCACTCGACCCTCTACAATGTCGCGGAATGCTCTCGTATATCTCGGACCAAACAGACACTCGGCAATTGCACTATGAGGATGCATCGATGCGATGTCCAGCAGAGCAACATTTACATGCATGCCAGGCTCAGCGTAGACATAACCGCCTTCGCCGACTTCTTCGCCTCGATAAATCGATTTGCCGGCCTCATACTTATACCCAGGGAAATATGGCAGATACGATTCCATGCCAGGTGCCTCATTCGGACAATCGGACGGAACTCGTCTTTGGGCCATCATCTCGGGGCAGGCTTCTTCGAGGAATGCCTTGACCTCCGGGTCAAGCTCAGCCACAGGCTGAGACATGTCACGGTAGCAGAATTCGTTTTGAGGTTTACGGTTATTGCCAAATATAATTCTGGTGGTCAGCGTATTGGTCGTGTCATTAACTGTCATGCCAGCCAAGTCGGCCAGAATCTCCCTAGCCGTCCAGTCTGCCTGCAGATGATTGAACAGAGCCTCCGTTGCAATGACGTCGTTATCACAATACTCGGCGACCTTAGTCCACAGTTCTTCGGGCACCGGCTGATCCCACGGGAGACCAAGTTCTTGATGATGGATTCCAAGCTCAATCTCCCACTTCTTCAGACTTTTCTTATTTGCCGCAGAAGCAAAGTCGTAAATATCAGTGTAAGACAGATTGTACGCCTCGCCGAAGAGGCCGTTATTACGATCCCCCTTGCCAGAACTTACGATTTTCTGAGACAGATTAAAGAGCTGCTCGTTTGTATATCCAATTAGACAGGCATAGAGAATATGGTTATCGTACCGACGGTTATTGAAGCCGACCAAACGATACTTAACCAGTTTCTCAATGTCTGCAGGACCAGGATTGATCATACGAACAATTGGTTTTCCCTCGCCCTGGACCTTCCAGTTCACCAAGAACAGATTCGGGAACACCTCAACGTCGTAGAATACGATAGGAGCATCCGTGACATCCACATTTGCAGACGCCTCTTCGGACTTGAATTGCATCTTCTTGACGAGTTTCAGACAATAATCTGCCTGATTTGTGCTGTTTGCGGCGAATGCATAAACCTGGTTCTGCATATCAGATACGTCATATGCCATGCCGCTCTTATGAGCATCGTCCAGAATCTTGTAGATGAAATCCACGCTACACTTAGTGCTATCGTGAATCTCTTTATTAAGGTTTCTCTTGATTGCGGTCCTAATTGCTTTCTCGTTCTTAAGACCTTCAAAGTTGATCACCTTATCGTCTCCTTTCAACGGGAGACCAGAACTAATTGAAGCTATCGGCAAATTGTTGCATTTGGTTAACTTCCGTCTAAGCGAGCTATTGCCGGTGAATACCTTGACTTCAATGTGATCATCGTAAACTCGACTCAGTTTAGTCGGATCCCCCGTATAAATATAATGCAGGTGAATGCCTTGTCCGCTTTTACTAAGCTCTGCGTACGTAGCCGGCCATTTACTAGCCTCTTCCACATTCTTTTCAAAACTCTTATTTCCGTTCTCATCCGGAATATCAAAGTCGATAACAATATGGTTCTCGGGGACTTTGACATAGTGGACTCTGGACGTATCGATGTCTGCAAGAGTCGTCGTTACGTTCTCCCACTTCTTCGTCGGAGTCTCCTTTGCACTAGCATACTGAGCCGGGCAATCCTTACACTCCTGATCAAATATAGACTCGGTGGAATCAAATTCAATCAGTTTGGGCTTATGTATCTCTTTCTTCTTTTTTTTCTTAGTTTCGAATACTTCAGTGCGGAAACCACTGTAGACATTGTTGACCACGGATCCTTCGATTTCAGTATCAAACTCTCGGAAGTAATTCTTAAGTTCCTCCTTGAACATTCTCTGAGAGAATGGAAACGGAACCTTAGCGTCCTCGCAATATTGCTTATACATCTCCCATGCTGCTTTTAGAGTAGTACCATCATCCTTCAGAAACACATGATACGAATCGATCATGAAGTTATAGAAGTCGTTGGATGCACCCATCATCGCGGTGGGGACGTAATCATCATATTTGTCGGGTTCGCTCAAATATACTTCTTTACAGTAGTTTGCAATCGCGCCGAGCTCGAAATCGATTTGCTTGGTAACGGTTTTGTATTCTTTCAGGCTTAATTTGTTCCCCGAAGGAGTGACATCAATCAGTCGTCTAAGCAGACCAGACTTTGCATCCGTAATCTTAACAGGTTTATTCGTGCCCATGAACAAGAAGCACTTAAACCGGTTAGAATATGTCGACTTAAACTTCTCGTTGATAGTCATCTCCTCATGGGAAACAAGACTGTTCAACCGAGTATTGTCCTCGATCTTCGACAAATCGCCATCGTGCTGAATCGCCACCAGGGGATTACTCTTGAATGCCTCCAAAGCGAAAGCGTTACTAGACGATCCCAATGCTTTCGCATCAAAGACCGAATAGTAACCCTCGAATAGTTTCTGAATGATGTTTAGAATCGTTGATTTACCCGTTCCTGCGGCACCATACAGAACCATGAATTTCTGAATCGTTTTAGAGTCTCCAGTGACGATAGAGCCAATGGCCCACTCGATCTTTTGACGCTCCTCTTCATTATAAAGAGTAGAGATCAGCTTCTTAAATGCTGGACAATCGCCGTCCTCGAGCGGATACGGCAAGCATTTACTTGCGTAGTCCTTCTTGTTTGGTTCCATATTCGAGAATACGAGTTTCTCGTCAAGCATGTGGTAATTATCTCGCGTTTGGTTTTGACAATACCTATGCCACTTATCGACCATGCCAGATTCGGCATCCCACATGTGCAGGATCTTCGGCTCGATGTTATACTTCCTCTGGTATTCTTCAGCATACGAATCCAGCTCTTTATCGATCAGATCGAGTGCATCTTGCTCGTCCGTAGACCAAAGACCACGATCTTCTAACCAAATAGCATAGAAGTCGCCGCCCCTGATCATCAGGTCGGTTGAACGTTTGATGACAAATTTCGGAAGAATTTCCACGCCGCCACCCTTGGTATTGCGAGTAGAAATCATCAAGAAATCAATCACATCGTTCTTTCTCCTTTCGCTAGATTATATAAACGTGTCGAGAAAATAGAACATCTGCGACCAAATCTCTATAGTGCGCATGTCGACAGTAGAGTTGCGGACTCTGAACAACCCACCTCTACCATCTCGATCATATTCTCGATTAAGGAATCTACGAATGGTTCTATCGACTCGGTTTTTGTCGTACCAATCGTCAATCATGTTACCCAGATCCAAATTCGTAACCATCGCCCAGAACCACTGAGCAGTTCGATCGCCATATTCTGGATCATCCATATAGTCGTTTTCACATCGCCTCGCCAAAGCGACCATCATCTCCAAAACACTGCAGGGTCCGGCCAGACACTCTAAAATATAATCCACAGGTTCGTCGATAATGGCGCTTCTGGCAAAGTGATAACGCAGACTAATGCCATCCTCCGCACGATTCTTATCACGCGAGATTGAATATGTGAATTCGGTGGCATGGAGCTGGGTTAATAGCTTTTTGTAGGAAATGTCAGCGTGATGACGATTTTCACAAACCGTGTCGGATAACCAATTGAAATACTCGTTGATTATCTCATTGCGATTCATTCATCCTCCGTGGGATAGGAATTGTTCTTGTTAAGGCTGGAGTACTCTCTAAGATCTGCGAGGATCTCATAGTCGACCTTGTCATATTCATTTCGAACATAGACTGCATCGTCCTCATATACACCGAAGAACTTTGCATAGCCAGCTCCAACCGTTCCTTCCACATCCTCGATAATATTATCCTGCTCATCAGTCAGGACTCCATCGGCATAGTGAGTAAGACTTACCTCTCGATAACCCTCATCATCCTTTTCACCGAAGCTCTCGGGCTTAATGACGAAAATATGATCGCTGAAGAAACCATCCAGCACGTCGTCCTCATCCCCTTCGTCATCTTCCATGGGTTCGTGGATCTCTTCCTCGTCGTCACTCTTCTCATTTCGACGAGAGTAATCTCTGTAGCCGAGGTTATTTACCATAGCAGCGTACTCCTTCAGATCAGGTTTCTTACTGGGGGAATCAGGACGAACTTTCTGTACGTCGTCATTATTCTTCTCGGCTAAGGATTCTTTCTGTTCCTCGAGCCGATTTGCGACCCATTCCTTCATAGAATCGATCTCGTCATTGGCAACTTTCTCGTAATACCGTTTGACGCTATACCAGGTGGACAGGGACCCAACTGCGATCCCTGCTGCAAAGATGAACATCTTAGTTGACATTCTCATAATCATCTTTCTCCTCATTTTTGATCGACATAACAGTTAAGGCGAGGCCTCCAAAGAGCAATGATACACTCAGGAGAACCCCGCCTATAATATGTCGTTTCTTGCTGTTGCCCGTCAGGAAGACGAGCGTTGACATTGCTTCCTCTAGTCGGTCCAAACGGTTTCATCTCCCTCTGTGCGAGACAAAACCGCGATTCCTGTTACAAAGCAAATTCCAGCCATGGCTACGAACGTATACTTCATGCGTCTCAAATTAGCGCTCATTAGTCATCTCTCCATTTCTTGGGTCTTTTGCGTTCTTGAAGAAATATAACTTCTCTCCGAATTGAAGCCCATCCAGCATCCCGAGGGAATGCCAAACTCGAATGGTCTCAATTCCAACGCCAAATTTAGCAGCAGCTTCATATCCGTCCATAAGTCCGTCGAAGAAGCTATCTTTAAGAACTACCTCGTCCTCCAGATTGTTTTGCAGGATATAAATAATCAAATCTCTACCGGTCATTAGTAGTTCTCCTTTCAAATCATGTCTCGATAACGCCATGAATAGTCGAACATATCCCTCATCGGGTCGCCCGATCCATAGTCGTCAAGGCCCCTTCAAATGAGATCCAGAATATACCCATCCACGTTGAAGTCGAGAACGATCACCTTCTCGTATCCATTCACGAAGTCACGCGCCTTAGATCTGCGAGTATCAAAGATACCGAAGTCAACATAGTTGTCACCAACCACATTCTTCTCGTCATACATCCAGCCAACCTGAGCGCCAGCCTTAGTGCGTCTTGCACCAAGCATGTCATAGACTTCATTCAGGAACAGATGACCCTTGGCCTTAAGGCGTTCGTTTGCCCAGTTCTGCTGCTGGATAAGGAAGAATTTAGTACGCTCCGGATCAGGATCCCAGCCTTCATTGCCGTCGTCAAAGACAATGGAGTAAGGGCTGTAATTGTTGGGGTCATCCTCAATCACGTCAACGACTTCCTTTTTGACAACCTCATGACCATTCTCATCCTTAGAAACTTCTTCGATTTCCTTGGCCTTGATGTTATATCTCAGCTCCTTGTCGAGCTGCTTGCCGAAACGTTCGATCACACGACCGCGATACTCCTTGAAACTCTTATCAACGGCAGTGTAAGCAGCCGCAAGAGCGACATTGCGCTTGCTGAGAATACGATTAGAGCCGATCATGCAACCAAGAGACACCACGCCAAGACCAACGGACGGGCCATACAACTTGATCATCTTAACCGCAGTCTGAGTATAGACGATCGCCAGGTCCTTCTTGCTATCCTCAGCAGTGTACTTCTCAGCCATATTCGGATCGGCTGCCACAGAATGGATTGTGTCGATCTGCTGCTTGGACTCGTCGAGGATTTCATTCACCTTGAGAGTCGCCTTGCAAGCCATGACGCCGCTGACTACGACACCGACAGTACCGGCAGCCAGCAGAATCTCAGGACTATGCTTCTTGATCTTCAGACCCGTTCTATTGAATGTACGAGTCAGATTAGAAATGATTTCAGTTTTGTTCATCTTTTACAGTCTCCTTTTCAGTTAATAGGAAGCGCCTTAGGCAACTTCAGCATATACCCATCGCGAACACGAATGGGCTCGGCATTACGAATGTTCGTCCAGCCGTACTTATTGTCCGTATACTCACTGGATTTACCGACCAGATCGTACAGATCCGCCACCGAGACGTTTCCATACGTATCGATCAATTCGTCCATTCGAGTAAGGACCTCTTCCGCCTCTCCTCGAGAATCCAAGATGATATCGTCATGGGCATAACTAGATCTGCTTCTGGAATCCCGGAACCGATCTCTATCGTCGCTTCGAGAATAATCTCGGTAAGACACATAGTCTGATGCCGAGCGACTCCTACGGCCTCTTGATTCGCCATACAGAATCATGTCAATGCCATCCCTAACAATGTCGGAAATAGCTTTCTTTACCGCAGGGACAAGTACGTCCATCACGATATACGATTTCACGTTTGCAGCATCTTCGGAAATGAAGACGTCCGTAATCTTACTCACGCCACTCTTGGGCTTCGTCCGGACCCTACCATGGACGACCTTTTCAACCCTCTTCCGATCAGTCAGAGCCTCAGTTTTGCCCTCTTTAGATCGGTGAGAGTTGGACTTATACTCTTCATTCATCGCGTTTGTCTCCTTTCGAAAATGAAAAGGAGAGTATCATGTTTCAGATACTCCCCTTCTGGGTAACCCCATTACTCTTCGCTCTCGATCTCTGTAAAATCGACGTCGACAGTGTCGTCATCAGTCTCCTCATCGAAAGAGTCATCAGAGCCCCCAGCAGACTTCTTGCCCAGCCCATAAGCCAGTACGAGTCCGGCACCAACCGCGACACCAGTCACGATCTTCTTGCCGTTTCTCTTGATCCAGCCAATAGGCTTGGACAGAGCATTCTGCTTGGTCTCCTCAGTCTCCTCGACCTCAGTAACCTCGTTGACAACCTCAATCTTCTCGTTCTTCATAGTATAAATCTCCTTTCGAATGATTAAATGTAGGTTCTTACCTCATAATACGCATTGTAAATTTCGCGAATTATGAAAACTTGTAGAAATCGTATTTGGGAGCCACCAAGTAGTCCAGAACCACACTTGGCTCCCCGTTATCGTTTAACTGTGAACTAAAACTGATGTCGATTAGTCTATCGACGTTCCAACCAAGATCGTCTCCGACACTCGTATGATCCAAGCCCAATTCGTCATAAAAATCGTTCAGCGAGACATATCCAGAGATGTCATGAAGCATCTGTTTATTCAATTCATTCTCTGCTCGCTTGATTTTATCGATACTAGACTTAAAATATCGCGCGGAGATGGGGTCAAAGCACAAAGTCGTACCGTTATTTGTAACGATTACTTCGCTTTTACTGACCGGATTCTTCTTCACTCGTTCTTCGGCCACCTTATCGCGAACGGCCTTCTCTTTCTTTTCGCCGATCGTCTCGATGACCTTCTCACGATACTCAGATAGCGCCGTTTCGGACAGCTTATACGCCGTTGCGAGTGCCGCGTTGCGTTTTGCATTGACAGAGCTTGCCCCAATCAGACAAGCTACGGACGCAACACCGGTCACAGCGGCGGGTACGTACGGTTTCCATGCAGTTTTTACAACTTCCAGAGGACTCAGCTCATCGACCCAGTCATCATTCTTTTTCTCCTCGATAAGCTGCAAAGCTTTCGGTGTTGCTCGTACCGCCAGCACCGTCGTAGTGATCATGCCAGCAATGCCTATTCCGGTCAGAATCTCAGGACTACGCTTGCTGACGAATTGTCGTGTGTTCGACATGAGATTTGCTAAGTTCGGTTTACGCATGGACTTTCTCCTTTCAAAATAAAAATAAGAAGGCCCGTAGGCCCTCTTACTTGCTCTCGACGTACTCCTTGAACAGCTTTTCGGTTGTTTCAATGGTAGTCTGCTTCGTCTCCTTCGAGTTCACCACTGCACCGATTGCACCGGCAATCAGCGGTAACACGACAGACGCGCCTTTACCAATCTTTAACCAATTAATATTCATAAGTTCGCCTCCTTTCCATTATAGTCACTGCATTTTTCGCGACTTAATAGTCTTCGAATCCGGGCGTAGGCTCTTGTGAGAATACTATGATGTAACCCTCCAACCCGTCATCAAGCATGAACTTTTCATGATGGAAATCGAGCCATTGTTCCCAGTACATTTCATACATACCAGCAGCAGACCAACCCAGATGATCGCCATAGTCGGTTTTATCCAATCCGACCAATTCGTAGAACTCGTTCAGATATGCTCCGCCCCAACTCGACAATTTCTTGTTTAATTCATACTCGGCTTTAAGTACGTCCACCATGGTCGCGTTGAAATATCGTCCGGAGAACTCGTCGTAGAAAAGTACGGTATCATTATCCGATGGATTATCGTCACCTGCGTACTTATCTTTCGCCATTTCTTCTCTGACACGTAAATCGGCCTCATCCCCGTACAGATCCACCACTTTACTCTTGTATTGCTTATGCGTGTTGTCTAGCAATGCATATGCACTCATTAATGCTGCTTGTTGTCGCTGGTTTAATGCATTTGCACCGAATATACAAGCAATTGTAGATACGCCGACCAATGCGGCTGGAATGTATGCAGGTCCTGCTGTCTTGACAACCTCCATCTTGGTGAGGGATTCACCTTTCTCTTCCCTCGCATTCTCGAGCAGCATAAGCGCTTTCGGAGTGGCTTTAACCGCGAGTACGGACGTAGCGATCACTCCGGCACCCCCAATGCAAGTTAGAATTGTAGATGCATTCTTTCTTACAAACAGCTTTGAACCGTTTAGTAATTTGTTCATTTCTCTCACCCTTCGTGGTTTATTGGAAAGCTAAAAGAGATAGAGTCGGAATTGAACCGATCCTCCATCCTACACGATGGCGCTCAACCATTGAGCTTCTCTGTCTCTCATAATACGACCTGCATCTTTCGCGAAAGAGAAAAGCCCCTGTTACGGGGCTATCCCTTTACTTTTTTCTTTTAATTAGCCGCTTGACGATCCAAATGATAATCGCCATACATACGATGACGTCACCGAATACAAGGATGAACGCTGCACCTCCCACACTCAGGGCGATAACAGTCGTCACCATTAATACGATAAACGTGATCAGCAGAATGGTAGTCAAAATCATTTAAATACGCCTCCTTTCCATTATAGTCACTGTAAAAATCGCGAGCCTCAAATGCTACGCCGATCAAACGTCGTTTCCCATCGTTTTTTCGGTAACGGTTTAATCTTTAATGCCCACATGATTTGACGGATTGTAACCGTCGGATAGAGTCCGCCTATAGATTCACCAGAACGCTCGTCAAAGAACCTCTTAAAGCCTGGGTGCAAATATAACGCGTCGGTTAGCCACGGATCTATTTCGCCCCATCTGGTGCATTTTGAACTCTTATCAAATCGTTGCTGGATGATAGCAAGCCCTTTATCGTCTATTTGAAATAATGTGCATGAATTGTACACTGGATGATTGCATTCGTATGTAGAGCCGTACATAGTCGCATACATGGGTGGTTTTTCATAATGATATCTCATGGGAAAAAGAGGAGGGCCATCAGGCCCCCTTCTCCTTTCGCTTATTAGCGAGATTCTCCTTGAGATTATCCATTTTCTGCTCCAGAACGTTGTCCCACACCCAACTACCGACCATCATGCCGGTAATACAAGCCAGGGCAGTCCCAAAAGTTTTGATGAGATCCTTCATAGTAGATTCCTCCTTTAATAAGTTTCCATAAAGGGGCTTGTTTTTCGCGCGAAAAGCGAGAGGCTATGTTTCCATAACCTCACGCTTTGTAACGCTTGTTACTTCACTCTAAAGATATACTTGTCGATGATTTTTCGACCTGCTTGAGACGTGATACTTCCTCGTTCCTCGTAGATAAACATCGCTGCTCCTCCGACAACGGCGATCACAGACGGAATTACCGTGCTCATCACGGAAATGCGATTCTTCGATTTCCTGTCCTTCTTGTCCTCTTCGAGTCTCTGATACTCGATCTCGAGCTTCTGCCGCTCAATCTCCAGTTTCTCATCCTCGGAGTCCAACTTAGACATTTCAATCAACCGATCCGCGATCTGTGTGACGCCAGTCACTCCAGTCTTGTACGTTTCGCTGCCGAATTCCACCTTGCCCAGCTCATCCAGCTCACTCAGGAATTCATCCCTCAAATTAGATTGAACGCTCATTGAACATTTCTCCTTTTCAAATGTAGTGAACATTACGTTCCATAACAGTAGCTGTTAATTTTGCGAAAGATCGGCATGGTGGTCAATTTTGAGCTCAACATAAGACTTCTTATTCAACTTGTCTAGGTCGCCAATTTCGAGTCGATAGATGTCTTTCTCTGGATCAGAATGATCGATTTTCAGAGTTCCGTGGGCCACAGATATACCTTGAATAATCGCGTAGACGATTGATCCAAAGAACACCCCCGCGATAAAGAACATGAACTCCATTTGTACTTCTCCTTTCTGAAATGTTTTTCAAATTTTCCAACCGGGGATTTTTCGCTTTTCAAATATAGCATTGTCTAGCGTAACCTCCGTACGGAAAATATCAATAATTAAACCTAGAATAGAATTGTCTAATCTAGATTAAAAGAAAGAGGAAAGGCCTTGTTAGGCCTTATCCCCCAGCTTTTCCAAAATCATATCGAGTTTTCTGTTCTGCTCATCCAGCACTCTGGAATACTCCTCCATGAGCTTACAAGCATCATTCAGAAGCTCGACACTATGTTTGACCTTCTCCCGCTCATCATAACTAATGCGATTGCACTTATAGTCAGTCTGAGCCGAATCCTCCATACAGTATGCGAGACCTCGAATGTTCTCAATAACCTCAATGACGTTTTCCTTCATGTTCATATGGATCTCCTTTCAGAAATAAATATGTATTGGAATTTCTCCATAAAGGAATATGTTTTGTGCGCGAAATGAAAAGAAGAAGGCTTTGTTAAGCCTCCTCCTCTCGAGAACCAAAGTCCAGCCGTAAGGCCAGATACATCAGTCCAGCAGACACCATAAACATCCAGATGTCTCCGAACTGGCTTGTAGCCTCGCTCATCTTAACGAAGAACGCGACTGCAAACGAAGCCGAAGCCATATAGATAGCGTTGATGATCTGTTTAAACATAATAATATCTCCTTTTCGTTTTTAGTTTAGTTTCTCATAAATGAATATGTTTTTTACGCGAAACGAAAAGAAGAAGGCTCTGATGAACCCTCTTCCTTCTCTAACATTTAGTTAGAAATTATTCGGCAGACAATGCAACGTAACCAATTACACAAATAATCAGCCCAATAACATTAGCCATAATAATTCCCCTTTCAAATATGTATGTTACTCTTTCATTAAACACACATGTTTTCTTCGCGAACGCAAAAAAGAGGAGCCCCAGACGGGACTCACTCTTTTACATGATCCATTCATGTTTACTGAAAAACATCGGTATTGCAAACAAGCTCATCAACACCAGCAATGTTGCGTCCTTAGAAATCGCTGTTGCGATCCCTCCAACTGTCAGCATCAGGATTGAATAAATTTTGTTTTTAATCATACCGTCATCTCCTTTCATAAAGGAGATTGTAGTTTTCGCGATTGCTTAATCTCTGGCATTATCGAGCAGCCAGAAGAACTTCCTATATCGATCGTAATACATGTCCCGACTACACGGCATGTTCATTTTTGTTCTCAAATATGTATATGACAGACCCTCTGTGACTCCCTTTAAAATATAATCACGTAGGTCTTTATCGGCCTCCCCCGCAATACGTTCAATCAACTCGATCCGTTCCATATACACAACTTTTCGCATCGCAAGCTTAGCTGTTGGATCGCCATGCGAATCGCTTCCTGGCGGCTCATTTCCAAATGAGGATGATATGCCAGGACTTAAGTAATACGCACGTTTCCATTCTGGATATTGAAGACAGAAGTGTTTCAGCTCATAATGGCGATGCCTGTCAATCCAATATTTGTTCTTTCTGGAAATCTCCGGACGAATAATTGTGCTCATCGCTTAGTCGCTCCCTTCTTATACTTACGAGCGTCTTTGACGAGCTTAATGGTTGCCTTTCTGAGTCGTTCTTTATTAACCTCGCCATAAACATAAATGGTGGCGTTTTCGAATCTATATGTTTTCATATGCAAGCACCTCTACGATAGGAAAATATCAATTGCCTCTGCATTTGTTAGGGACAGCACTTCTTTGATCTTCAGCGCATCACCAATCGTCATCAGACCGTGTCCAAAAAGTATCTCCCCCAAGAGCAAAATATCAACTCCGCTCATTTTCGATACGGCATCAATGCTGAGACCTTTTTCATAAATCTTTTTATGTAGTTTATTTGCATCCAATGCACACACCTCTTTCTAGTTGCGTTTCATGCGACAAATAAAAGATAACACCATTCCAATTTTTCTGTCAACTGGTATTTTGTGCGTAATATGCAATATTTTTAGTCTAAATTTGCGTTTCATTTGCGTATGTGCAAATATCAATGCTATACTAATGGCTGTACAGAAAGGAAGTGCATTGCATGGACGTCGGAAAACGAATTAAAGAGAGAAGAAAAGAGTTAAATATGTCGGTTGATGAATTGGCTCAAAAGTTAAATAAGAACCGAACTACGGTTTATCGCTACGAGAAAGGAGATATAGAAAATCTTCCAATGGACATTCTTGGACCACTAGCCGAAGTGCTTAATACAACTCCAGCGTACTTAATGGGTTGGGACAATAAACCAATCTCAGCGATGGATACAATCACTGACTACTATCGACTGTCCATTGGCCGTGAGGATAATATACGAGTTAAACGATTTGATACTTGGGCCAAAAAATTTAACAAATACGTATTTACAGACGAGGAGCACAATAAACTCGTGGAATATGCAGAATTTTTGATTCATCAACGAGAGAGGAAGAACGACAATGTATAAAGAATACCCACATTTTTATTACTATGACACGCGAGAATATGGTAGAAAGTCGCGTACGGATGACCCTTTGCTATCGACTGAAGAAGTTTTAGAGAAACACAGTAGGATAATTGAGGAATATGCAATCAAATACCTCGGCGGTCCGATACCTCCTGAAAACAAATATATGGAAGTGGGTAGTGGTGAATCTCTTAAAGATCGCCCCGAGATAACACGTTTACTCAAGGACATAGAAGATCCCGCCGTCAGAGCGATAATCGTAGTGGATGTGCAACGTTTAAGTCGTGGTGATCTTGAGGATGCCGGTAGACTTATAAGGTTGCTTCGCTATACGAATACGTACGTAATCACGCCTATGAAAATATATGACTTACGTGATGAATACGATAGAGATGCTTTTGAGCGAGAGCTAAAACGTGGCAACGAGTATCTCGAATACTTCAAGAAAATTCAAGCTCGTGGAAAACTATTAAGTGTTAAGGAAGGTAATTATGTAGGATCAACTGCTCCTTATGGATTTGATCGCATCGAGAAATCTGAGGCCGACGGCAAGAAGTCATACTACACTCTAACTGAGCGTAAAGATCAAGCTGACGTAGTTCGTATGATCTTCAACTGGTACTGCGAAGAAGATATTGGTGTTACGGCCATTTGCAGACGACTTGAAGACCTTGGTGTCAGAACCAAGACAGGACACAAAACATGGAAACCGAGTATCATCTTTAGCATACTTGAGAATCACCATTATATTGGTTGTACACGATGGAACTGGAGAAAGACAGTGAAGGTTATTGAAGATCAGGAGATTAAGAAGCTACGCCCGAAGGCAAAAGTGGACGAGTTCTTGTTATTTGAGGGTAAGCACGACGGAATCATTTCCGAAGAGCAATTCAACAAAGCTCGTGAGATACGAGGTAAACGTCATCGAACTCGAAGGGACTTAACTCTAAAAAACCCATTCAGCGGAATCATGTTCTGCAAAAAATGCGGACACAAGATTGGTTATAACACTTATACACGGAATGGGATTGAATATGCTCCGCCTAAACTTGTATGTAATAATCAAGTTCACTGTAAAACTGGGTCTGTGAATTTTCAAGAAGTGTTTGACTATGTTTGCAAGACTCTCAGAAACTGTATAGAGGACTTTGAAGTTAGGATAGAAAATGACCACGATGATTCGTTTAAGTTGCACAGAGATCTCGTAGAACGCTTGGAGAGACAACTTAAAGACCTAGAGAAGAAAGAAATAGAACAATGGGATGCGCAATATGACCCCGATCCAAATAAACGACTTCCTCAGCACATCTTTGCTAAACTAAATGAAAAGGTTCTAAAAGAAAAAGAGGAAGTAAATAAGGCACTCGATAAAGCTAAGGATTCGATGCCGAGGCGCATAGATTATCGAGAAGAATTGATGAAGACTCGAAACGCTTTACGAATTTTAGAAGACGATAGCGTAGACGCTAAAACGAAGAATCGATATTTAAAAACAATAATCTCTAAGATGGTGTACGAAAGAGATCCGAATGTGAGAATATCAAAAGAGAATGCTGAGCAGTATGGATTCGAAATTTCAAAAGGACTACGCTATTACACTCCTCCATATAAAATAACGATTGAGCTTAAGTGTGACTAATTTCGGGTACATTTAAGCCCACACTCATGGGGTACTACTTGATACCGATGGCTCTACAGCAATCCATTTTGAAATAAAAAGAAGAGGCCCTGTCGTAATGACGGAGCCTCTTTCTCTTTTACAGACCAATCGCCGCTAGTGCAAAACCGATAACTCCGGCGATGACCGCCCAAAGAATTTTTGCACCCAATTCGTCCCAATGATTGGCAGATCGCTCTGTGATTTTCTGAACGCTACTTTTAACGGTTTTAATGTCATCTTTGATGCCATTGACATCCTCTTCGACTTTATTTTCGCGAACGGCCAACTCTCTAATCGAAACGATCAAATCGGTTAGATTATTCTGGCGCTTCTCGACCTCGTCAATGCGATGCGTGTTAGATTTAGCCCGACTTTCAACTTCCGTCAGTCTGTGCTCAACTTCCATGTCCATCGGCATTTACCTCCTCTTTCACTTTTTCGAGCCTTACGTAATTGAGCTCTAGCGACAGCCATTGCGTCCACCGAATCTCCGGTTACTGGGATTGATGAAATTGCTTTAAATGCTGTGTTAATGCTGTTCATGATCTCTTCCACGAATCTCACCTCACTCCACACTATTCAACGAGTTTGCTAGTCCGTTGATAAATGCTGCCGTAATCTTGCTTCCGGACGAAACTTCTGCGGGAAGTTCAACAGTCGGATCAAGTAAAGAAATCATAGTACGAGCGTCATTCGCTTGCGAAGCGAGCATCGGATCGCCGGCACTAACACGATTTGGTGTTCCGGTCGCGGAAAGCCCCTTATATCGTGCAAATTCTATAAGACGATCCCAGAAAGCATTCCACTCGCTAGCAGTCAAATATGCGGCTTCATACTGTTCTTCGCCAATGGTGGTCAATGGCACAGAAGCACCTTTACGAACTGTTGAAGACCAAGACCAGTTTGCGGGTCGCTCTGGAGTTGGTTCCACCGCCTGCGTCGTGACATAATCTATTTCATAGTTACCTTCGCCAGTCGTCGAGTGCGACCAAGACATATAGACTCGATATGTTGTTGCGGGAGTTAGGCCGCTAAACGTTACGGACCGAGCCAGAGAGTATCCGCGAGATTGTAGTGTCGTGCCACCATCAGCAGTGCGTAACGACCAAGAGAAATATGAGTATTCGTCCGGATCGGTAATTCTTGCGGTGATTGACGTGTCGGTGTAATCACATTCCCAACTGCCGGGGAATACTGACTCGGCCATTCACTCACCCCCAGACTGCGGTGACAGTTCCGGCTTCGCCGCTGCCGATTTCAACGCCATTATAATATGCCTTACCAACGCCAGTATCGATATTGATAGCGCCGGAGGTGACCACAATTCGGTTAGTGCCAGCCTGCATACGAATGCCTGCATCGGTGACGATCACATACTTGTCGCTGACTTCATAAGTATCGGGGTTCCAAGCATATGACAATGCAACGCCGTAGGTTTCAACTCCATCGGCAGTCATACCCTGAGCCGCACCCATATAACCCGTGACATTCTTGTTTAAGCCGACGGTCTGGAATGTTCCGTAGACCTTGATCTCATTTCCGATGATTGTTGGAGCCTTAATCGTCGTCTTATCGATGAACGTTCCGCCAACGTAATTGCCATTGGCTATGCTTCTCGCGACAGAATATGCGCCCGAAGCAGCAGAACTGGCACTATTGGCCGCCTCAGTGGCCGCGGCAGCATCTTCGGACGCAGAATTAATTTCATTTTGAACTTCGGTTGTCAGGTCTCCAAATGAGATAGACCCAGTGAGGTTTAAACGTTCAGCATCGATTGTTCCGGTCTTGATACAACCGCCATTGATCGTGGTGGTTCCGTCGGCAAGGCCCGTGAATGTAACGCCCTCATTCTTGATCCACATTTCGGTTGCTCCGACTCTGGCCAAAATAGAATCCTCATTGACCTTGAATTCAGCTCGACCTGCAGGCGGATCCGATAGGTTGCCAGTGATAGTCGCAGAGTGATTCTTCAGATTAACTGACACCCGGTCGCCAGTCTTGACACTTGCTGCACCATATTTGTAGTTGGTGATGTTCCCCTGTTCGTCTTTCTCCACAACTGTGGTCACCGGAGTGATCTCTTCTGTGCCATCGAACTTAACGCAGATCATATCCTGATACTCAATGACTTCGCCATAGAGAGTGACTTCATCGATCCGACTGGTCTTCTGATCATTGGTAATCTTGGCAAATTGGGAAATCAATTCATTAGACACGCCCATAGAACCTCACCTCCACAACTTAGCCGTAAACACGGCTTTTTCAGTGACCGGGCAGCCCGGAGTGCATTTGATGGTCTGCGAAATGACTTTGGCCTTAACGTCCGTAATTCCAGCCTTTTCATAGTTCAATCGAATGCAGTCGCCAAGGCGAACCGGGCAGTAACCATGAGCATAAGAAACCGTATACTCTAAGACGGACAATTCTCGAAGAAGTCGATCGGCATAGTCTTTCACTTGACTCTGTGTCGGGTCTCCAACCAAATCCGGATCACTATCCCGATAAACGATCTCCCGTCCACGACGAATTGTAGATGTCGGGCTATTTGGGTCGTCATTGACTGCTCTAACAAAATAGTATCCTGCACCGTTAGAGTGGATGACCTCTACGACGTTTGGGATGCCATAGAGGTCTCTATCCACACTAATCTCGGGATACAAAATCGAACTGTTATCATCGGTGTATGTCCATACGGGCTGCAAAGATGCAGTGTCCTGCTTTGGAGCAAACAGAATCCGGCCCATTTCGTCGAGATCAAACTGATACTCAGCATTAGCAATCAGGTCGGAAAGAAATGTAAGCCAGGTGTCATCCGTACTTGCGGTAAAGTCCATTGCGAGAGGCGTTGAGCACTCGGCTTTGACAACTGGAGCCCGCGCACGCTCCCGGGCAAGACGATATGCAATGTCCATGATGTTGACATTCTTGAATATCGAATACCCGAGAGCAGGCGGACTTTCTTTAAGTTCGAGCAATGGTGTATATGCATCCATCGAGATGGTTTGACGTCGACCATTAAAATCTAACGATGGCGTCTGAACGAGAAACGTACCAAGTGGATGCCTTTCTCGCAATCCATTTTGAATTGTTACGAGGTATACTCGAATGTAGCATTCACCAAGGGATTCCGCCGCGTCGATTGTGGCTGAGCCAAGTGTTTCGGCTTCGGAATCTCGCTGGATGGTGCATGACTTTACATTTTCAATCAGCTTCATGTCTTTCCAGGTAGCCGGATCGACGATGTAATACTCAAATGTTTGCTGCATTGAAGCTGTCCAGTCTGTCATGTCATACACCCCCTTCGACTCTTGTGATTTCTAATGTGACAGGAATTACAGTTTTCAGATGCTGGCGTTTGAAAGACACTGTGACCTGAGCCCAGTATCCACTCCCGGATGGTTCTCTGACATAAACATCGCCCATCCATTTGGACAGGCGTCGAAGTGCATAGAGCGTATCCACGTCTGTTTTGTCAATATCGACGCTCCAGGTAGCTGTTTCGCCGTGTTGAGTGCCATAATAACTGATCGGATTCGAACGCCCAATGTACTCGACCAATTCAACGTCGGGTTTATGGGAATTTGTCACGTCGATGTTGTATGGTAACTTCAACATAGATCCGGTCCAAGGCACTTCATCAAGTTCAATAGATTCGTCTGTCCCAACGTCGAAGTCGGACCACACTTCATCCCACTGAAGGATAATCGCAATGCCTCCAACCGGATAGCCAGGAACATCGTAGTAACTGATTGCACCAGTGGTCTGATTTGTTGCCACGATTCGATATCGAGCATAGTCGAGTGCTGGATGCGGATCGGTAACGTAGGCGTTCTTGATATTCTCAATGTCTTTGATGATTTCAGTAAAGCTTCCATCATACTCTCTCCGATAAACAGAGAGCAGTACACCCTCAATTGGTTTTCCATACGCATCTTCGCAATACGGTCTGATCATCGCAGTATAAGTGTCGTCATCGATGCCAATTTCGGCATTTGGCGCATACTCTTCCTCGGTCCATGCGACAGAGAAAGTAGCCGAATCGATTGCTGTGAGACCAGAATTCATCGACACTGTACACACAACAGAATAAGAAATATTGTTCTCCAGATCAAGGTCACTCGGGCCAAGATCAACACTGAGTGCAGTATTGATGTCGTAGTACTTAGAGCAAATGGTTTCGCCTTTGCTAACCATTTTGACGTTTCCGATGTGATCCACAGTCTCGTAAGCTTCCTGAGCAATCACTTCGAGATGATAGCCAATCGGAGTCTGAGTATTCGGACCCGCGGTAGCAGAAACGTGAATCGGGAACGCGGTCAGTTGCTCAATTGTGGCTCCGGATGAATCGGTCAGACTAAGAGACAGCGTCGGGGTAGCATAGACATCTACCTTACGCTGAATGGACCAATCACCATACTCAGCAAGAATGCCTCTTGTTCTGACTCGCCAAAGGATTTGAGTCCCTTCGGTATAGACAGAGGTGTCAATCGGGTAGACGCTGACCTTATCCTTCTCGTCCTCTTCCGTCGAATTCTTGATCGTCTTGGTTGATGCGGTGCCATTAATTGTGAGCTCTAATTCGGCATAGGTCTGACTAGACCCATCCTCAGAATTATGAACCCAATACAGATTGAGAGTCTCGCCGACAATAGCGGTTGTGGTGGAAGACCAAGTCGTCGGAGCAGCAGGCTTAGCGCCCACGATGACCGACCTGAGCCCGGTCCATTCGGAATCGCCAGAATTATTGGAGGCTCTGACACGGAAGAAATACTCCTGACCAGACTCAAGGCCGGTCAAAGTATAACTATTTGTCGAGCTGCTAACCGTAGTCGTAGCATTTGACTCATCGAAGTATTCGCGCTTAGTGGCATACTCGATGTCGTAACCAGTAGCTGTAGCCACCGCATCCCATTCGAGATAAACGGATGTCTCAGACATGGCCTTGCATGTCGAGATGCCTTTTGGAGCAGCGGGCTTCGTTTCACCTTCGTCAGACCAATTTCCAGACCAGTCACTTTCACCAGAAGGACCAATTGACTTACACTGAACTACGTACGTCTTTCCCGGCGCAACCATGCAAGAATATGCCGCTCGACCTTGAACAATAGGAATATCACCAGAGATTTTGTAAGCAGTTGTCGATCCTTGTTCTGCCACCCAAAATCGAATGTGGGTAGCATTTTCGAGATCAAGGTTGGTCAATTCCGCCGTAAGGGTGTAGTCTTTAACCGTTACGGTAGGTGCCGGAGGAGTCTCCGGACGGTTATCCTTAAACCAATACGTTTTCCTGGTCGAAGGCTTAGCCGTCCAGAGAGCTACCTCTTTGTTGTTAACTGTTTTGGTCTTTGCGATAGGAGTTACGATGATTGTGACGTGGGTAGCATAGTCGGGAGGAGTGAAAGTACTATACTGAAATTCAGTCGTACTCTTCTCCTTAGCCTCGATGCCGACGCCCCAGGAATAACTCCAAATGACTTCGTAATGATCAGTTGTACTATGCTTACCCCAAGTCCAACCGGCGTAGACCGTACGATTGGTAGTAGTAACCAGACCGAGGCGATTAACCACGGCTTGATTACCACTGGAAGTAGATGCAGACGCGGCAGTACCACTGACTACAATTACCTGACCAACATAGATGAGATTTGCATTTTTGATGTCGGGGTTGAGTTTCATCAATGCTGAGACAGTGGTACCATATTTTCTTGCGATCCCGGAGAGTGTATCTCCTTTCTTTACCGTGTAAGTGGTATTTGCCATGGGTTACACCCTCCTTTCAATCATTGCGCCACGAATCAAGGCCTTGACGGTGTCAGAAATAGCGCTACCATCATCATAAGTAATACCGTTAATAACGTAGGACGGCTTCTCGATCTTACTGATGTCTTTGCGCAAGTTGTCAAAGCCAGAAGAGACGAGACCCTCAATCTTGGAGTTATTTAGAGCCTTCTCTTGGACAGCAGAACTAATAGCAGTGACTGCAGTCGCGGTCGTGTTCATCGAGTTGAGGCTATCCCTAAGCTCGGAAGGCAGATCTTCGACAGTAAGTTTATGACCATCGGCGGTTTTGTTGACCAAGTCCTGGATAAGCTTGTAGTCGTATCCCTCGCCAGTCAACTTCGCATTTCGAGTTTCACCATTGCCATAATCACCACGCCAAACTTTGTCGACGATTGCTTGAAGCTTATCGATTTTGCTCATGGCATTGCTAGACACGTTGCCATTGATAGTGTTTGTTCCGCCGACCAGCCAATCCTTAAACTCAGTAGCCTTTGCCTTCGCCTTATCCATGTCGAGAACGGGCGTGATCGTAATCCGATCGTCAAACTCGATGTCCATAGTATCCTGGATGCCGCTCAAGGCTTCGCTCAATCCAGATTTCACGCTATCGCCGAGATTAAAACCGGAGTCAGATGCAGCGTCGGCAAACGCATCGAGGCCATTGACCAAGCCTTGACCCATGTATTCACCCATCTGTTCAGTCTCTTTTGACGGGGAATTAATCTTAGCCGCTTCCTTGATGGCGTCGACGGCAGCTTTGGCCATAGCCGCAGCTTTTGCTGTAACGTCGGCGATTTTGGAATCGAGACCGCTGACAAGGCCCTCGCCCAGATAGACGCCGGCGTCATAGAACTCGCTATACTCAAGACGGATCTTGCCGCTAGCAGAGCTGACAAGGGATAGCGCAGTAGAGTTTACTTCTGCCTTTTTAGAGCCGAGACCCTTGATAAATGCAGAAGCTAGATTCTTACCGACGCTAACAAACATTCCATTTTGACTGATGAAGGCCGAACGAATCACCGAGACAATGTCGCGCACGGTCTGAGCGATGCTTCCTTGAGCAGATCGCATGCCTCTGACGGCTGCATTGATCAGATCAGAGCCTGCATTAGTCAACTGAGGAACGCCACTCCGGAAAGAAGAGATGACCTCATTAATCGAGATGGTACCGAGCTGACTAACAGCAGCCTTGAAGCTCTCTACACCACTTCCATTAAAGCCCGCAAGGCTGTTGATGAAATCTCTAAGTCTTATAGCTGACACGATGGACGCTGAGACCGCAGAGAGATTCACAACTGACACCGATGCGCTGTAAGAAGCGAGTTTTTGCCCAAGAGGCGCCACGTCGAAGTTTGCAATGCCGCTGGGGTCCATTGAGCTGAGGGAGTTGACCAGGCTTGCCAGTCGCGTCACAATCGCAGTAGACATAACCATCATGGCGATGTTTAGGCCACTGACTTTGACGGAATAGTTTTCCAACTCAGAAGCAATGGTAGACAACTGGCTAAGGTCGACATCCGCAATCTCGGACTGGAGATCTTTGATTTTGGACATGGATGCAACAGCCGCATCAATATTTGCCGAACCCGCAGTGAATGAAGCCATGCCTTCTCCGAACGCCTTAAGTTCGTTCCCGAGGTCCGCGATAGAGTTACCGCCACTACAGAAATTTGCAATAGCGTCGAGAATTTCAGTACCAGTCAACTTGAGAATGGCACTCGTCAACTTGCCGATCTTATCCGAAATATCATCCGGAATGTTCTGAATTCCATCAATGAACGGCTGGACGTTCGTCATGAATGCCGCAAGGTCAGAACCAAGTTTGGGCATTCCAGCAATGACGTCCATTGCCAGTGCGGCAAGACCGGCAACGACCAGACCAAGAACAGCAATGAAGCCGACCAACACAAGCAATCCGGGAATGGCGTAAATCGCAAGGGGACCGATCGCAGCACATAAACCGACCACAATCATCATGGCCGCCATAAATGTAATGATGGCCTTAACGACGCCCATTGCCTGGGTCGGATCAATGCCCTGCAGGAAATACAGAACTGCCGCGAGGGCTCCAACTAGGACGGTAACGATCGCCAGTGCAGCAACGCCGAGAAGCGAGGATGCCTGGAGTGTGCTAATAAACCACGTAACGCCGGCAAGAATTCCGAGGAATATGCCAAGAACAATTACCGTGTCCATCGCCTGTCCGATCTCAAGATCTCTGAGAAGATACAAGACCCCAGCAAGCAATGCGACAACAACGGCCATAACCCCGATAGCAATTAGAGCTTGGGTAGAAGGAGCGGCCATACCAGAAATGATCCGCATAGCCGCCGCAAATGCCAACATCGCGATAGACAAAGAAATTGCTGCGGCGTTACTCGATTCAACGGGGAGGGTTCCGAGCAAATATAGAACGCCACCAAGCACTGCCATCGCAGCCGCCATGGCAAATAACGTTCCAGTGACAGTTGGCATACTCTGGGCCATCTTCATGATTAGAGCAAACATGCCCATGACAATGACCATCGACATAACTGCATCGTCCAGCCTATCTGGTTCGGGAAGGAGCGTCAGTGCTGCGACGGCACCCGCCATAATACCAACGGCAATTGCCAATGCGATGATGTTACCAACACATTTCTGAGCACCCTTTGCCGCAGCAGCCATAGCAGCCATACCGAGACTCAACATGACTACAGCCATGACGCCATTCGCAAGACCAGCCGGATCAAGCATACTAAGAAGAACCGCCACACCCGCGAGAATGGCAACGGCGGCAGACATAGCTAGTAGGGTTCCCGCAATCTTAGCTGTTTTGGTTTCGTTACTGATTTGAGTAATGGCAACTAAAAGCGCAACGAATACTAAGAAACCGGCCATAAATACTACGCCGGCTCCGATTTCTTCCGAACTAAGCTGTCCGGCGAGTTTACAGACACCAACCATCAGCATCATCGACAAAGAAATCGAGATAAGCAGTCCGCCAATGCTGGCGATTTTCTTATCGGGTGCCATACTGGTCATAGTGACCAAACCGCCAACAAACAAGAGAAATCTAACGAGGAACTGCTCCGCCGACGCAATGTCTTCCGGGGTCAGCAATCTGGTAAGTTTACACACCGCCACCATCAAACCGATGGCAATGCTAATCTTAAGCAGCATGCCACCAAGTTTACTAATGTTGTGAGACGGAAGCAAAGCAATGGTATTCAGTAGTGCCACAAACACTAAGAATCCAGCAGCAAAGATCGCCCCACGCTTCATTTCATCGGGAGAAAGACGCGCAACGAGTTTGCACACCATGGCCATGAGACCAATAACAACAGCTATTTTCAACATCATCGATCCAACAAGATCGATGTTCTTTCCCGGAATCATTGAAATGGCTTGGATAGCAGCATATACCACAACTAACGCCAGAATAACTCCAACGAGACCGAGGAAGCCCTGCTTTGCTTGCTCTGGATCCAACCCACCGATGAGTTTAACTGTGGCCGCAAGAATCAGAATCGCAGCACTAAGAGTCAACAGGCCAGTCTTAACGCCCGCAAGTTTCAAACCGTCCTTGCCAAGTATGGCAGAAGCTGACTGCATCTTTGCCATTGCTTTTGCAAGCACTGCAAGAGTGACGGCCAGAACAAAGATGATTGCAGTTGCTGTATAGAGCTTTTGCGAATCGACTTGGGTGAGGACGAGTACTGATGCAGCGAGGATTGCGATTGATGTGGCAATCTTCTTCAACGCTTCAGCAGTAGTCTCGAACGCCTTAGCATTGAGAACTTTAGCGAAGCTCTTCTCGATGTCGGTGAATCCATCGATAACCGAACTGATACTGCCCATGCCCTGACTTACAGCCTGGGAGAAGTCATAAAGCTCCTTTACAACAAGCAGAACGACGCCAATGGGAATGATCGCAAGAAGCTTCTTCCAGTCAAAATTACCAGCAGCTTTCTTAATCTTGGCAAATCCGCTTTTGATGGCGTCAATCAGCGGCGTAAAGTCAATACCTTTGACAAAGTCGATGATTTTCTTGCCAAGATCGGCAACGCCTTCGACGAGAAACTTGATGCCGGAAGCAATGCCGTTGATCAGACCAGCGACAATATTTTGGCCGATCTCGAACATGACTGTCGACGGAGAATGAATGCCAAGAACATTCTTGATGGTGTCAATGATCTTAGTAGCAAGTTCTCGAGCCTTATCGACAATCTTAGAAAACCTGTCGCCAAATCCATTTTGAAGACCTTCAATGATGTTTTCGCCAATCTCCTTCATGTGGTCGGGCAAAGACGCAAATGCATCCTTAATGCCCTGGAGTAGCTTATCGAAAGACCAGTTCGACACATCGAGCGTGGCAAGTTTCTTAAACCAGTTGGCTACTTGCTGCAAATACCCGATAAACTTCTTGAAGACTTTCGAATCCCGTACAGTTTGGAACAGTTTCTTGATGTCGACGACAAACGCCATAAGATGCGGAAGAATCTTCTTAAAGACGCCGCCCACATCCAGAACCGATTCAACCCAGTCTCTGAATCTAACAATGGTGTCACCAATAGAAGCTGTAACGTCGAGAATATCGAGGTCGAATGCTTCAAGAACGGACGAGAGAACCTTAAACGCCAATCGAATACCGCCGCCAAGAGTCATCTGAATGATGTCGAAAATTGCAATAAGGCCCTTGAGGGTTCGCTTCAATTTATCGGCCGTCTCGTCGGACATAATCAGTTTCTCAGACAGACGATTTAACCCGTCGAGGAAGTTGTAAATGCCCGCAGACATCCGTTCGCCAGTAAAGATCTCCCCCCAAGCATCGCGGAAAGTCTGGACCAACTTGGCGACACCCTCAAGCGCATTGTGAATCGAACTAAAGAGAAGTTCCCGGCCACTGGGCCTCTCTAGACTTTCGATTAATTCACTAAGGGGGGTGCCAGTCTTCTCGGCTTCTTTGGCTAACTCTTTCAGGGCCTTGGCTTGTTCGTCAGTATAGCCCATACTCTTGAGCTCACTCTCGGAAAGGTTGTTGATGACGCCCACCAAATCCTCAGCCTTAATGGTGGTATCCGACCAATTCTTGCCGTTTCTCTCCCAGACCTTATTGACAAGCGCCTGAACAGTAGCGTAGTTTTCACCCGCTTTGGCAAGCTTCTCCATTCGCTCGGCACCATTACCGAAGTCGCCTCGAATGACTTTGTTTACAATGCTCTGAAAATGCTCAAGTTTATCGGTGGTTACTTCAGTCGCCTTACCGACAGTCTTGACGTTGTCGGCAAACTTCTTGATTGTATCGACGATTACATTCTTAGAAAGCTTCCCTGCAGAAATGACCTTTCCGAGAGAGCCATATTCATCAATCAGATCGTCAATGGCGACCCCGTGTTCTTTGGCGGTCTCTTTGAGTTTATCCTGAAAATCTTCGGCCGACACACCGGCGTCCTGCATCTTTTCAAGAAGAACATCCCATTTTGAATTTAGAGCGTCCCCAAGAACAGCATTACGAGATTCCGATCCGCTGGCGAAGATGTCCCAGAGGGAATTCGCCATGTCAGTCCAAAGCTTCTTAGCTTCATCATAGTTGCCGAAGATAAGTTCGGCAGTATTCATCCAGCCAGAGCTAACGGCATCCTTGGTCGCCTCGATTGCTTCCGTGAAGCTCTTAGCCTCCTGAGCAGAAGCAAACGCCTTGACCGAGATCTCATCATACTTATCGGCCAACGCAGCGATTGCTTCGCTAGCCGTGTCATATTCACCAGATCGAACGGCTTTGTATGCGGCTTCGGTTAACTCGGAGAACTTACCAAATGCCGCCTCCATGACTTCGGTGTCGGCCCACTTATCCTGGAGTGTCTGACCAAAGTTGCTCAGCTCAACCAGCGTTCCACCAGCAGTTCGACCTTCGGCGTCCAACTTGCCGAGTGCCTTCGCGGTGTCGATAAAGACCTGTTTAAGCTGCTTGGAAGAAACGCCCGCCAGATCGAGGCTCTTCCAGTCCATATACTGCAGATAGCCTGCACTATAAGACTGGTTCAGGTTATAGATGGCTCGGCTAAACTCTGACGCACCTTTTCCTGCAAATGCCGTGGCATTGGCAATTCCCTCGATCATCGGGATGAGCTTTTCGATATCGCCGCCCGCAGACGTGAGCTGGCCCAAAGACTGAGTCATATCAGTAAAACCATAACTGGTCTCATCCGAATACCACATCAGTTTATCGAGATAACCATTAACTTCCTCGATGCTCTTGCCGGTGGCATTCATGATAGTCTGAACAGAAGCGGTCTTCTGCTCATACTTGTTCCATCCGGCAGTCACCTGGTCGATGGTAAGTGCCGAGACGAGTCTTTTGCCGGTGTTAACGGCCGAGTTCGTGATGTTCGCGAGGGCGGTTACGCCCATGACCTGAAGAGCGGAGAATTTGGCAGTGACGGTTTCTACTCCAGACCCAAGACCTCTCATGTCGACCTTAGAAGCAGCAGCGCCGACTTCATCAAGACCCTTTGTCGCGCCTCTGAAATTCAGCTTCTGCTTGAATTTATCCAGAGTAGACATCGTCGTTGCGACGTTTTGTTCAAACTGACGATTGTCAAATCGCATTTCTACGACTCTCTCGTCAACTGTTTTGCTCATAGTCTAGTAACCTCCCTCCATGCATCATTTGCGATGGCATCAAAAATGGGCCGGATGGCGGGATTGATGTAGTCTCTCCCTTCCACCCAGCCACCGGTGCCAGTTCCGTGGCCATATTGGAGAATGATGGCGATTGGAACTCCATTTTGAATGTTTGAGTTGTGAAATGAAATCACCGCCGACCCATTCGCGTGTTCGATCTCATAATACCATGAGGAAGCAGTGAGTCCCGTGTCGATTGGCGTTGCAGACGCAAGGGCGGCAACTCCAGCTCGACCATACTTATCGAGATCGCCTCGACGAATTACTTCTTTCACTCGTTCAAGGTATCGGGTGAGTTTGGAGAAGTCGCCCTTTTGTCTGAACGTTATCATGTCATCACTCCTGTTTAGCCATTCCAGCGACTCTTCACTTCTCTCACATCGATGTGAGTAAAGCTACTATAGATTCCAATTCCTCCAGAAGTAGGAAGCAAGGTCTCAGCATACTTGGCGATCTCCTTGGGAGTAACGCCAACGATGTGAATGTCCGCCGCAGTCCCATAAAGATGCTGAGAGCGAGTTACGCCACCGACAGCCTTGTTCTTACCGACCGTTCGATAGGCACTATTGATAATTACAGGTTTTCCGAAATGGTTACGGATCTTCTGAAGAATCGTTACGAGTTTCGGAGCGATGAAGATAGGGTCAGAGCCGTCGCTACAAGCAAACTCCTCAACTTTGAAGTTGGTAGACAGCTTCTTGCCCCCATCCTTAGTTTTTGAATAAGCATTGATAGTAACAGCCATATGAATTCCTCCTTAATTAGCCTGCTTATTAGACTGGATCTGCTTAATCGCCTGAATGATCTTGTCGTAGCCGACGGTGGAAGTAAGGAAACTGAGATACACAAGCACCGCAATCTCGACTCCGATCTTCACTGTGAAGGAAATGTCGCCCATGATCATATACACGACACTCACCGCAATCGCGATCAGGGCAGACACGACAGCCGCAAGAATGTTAGAAGAATATTTCGCAGTGGTCCCATCGAGCAACTTCTTGATGCCCTCAACGGTCAGATTAGTGAACAGAGACACCGCCAGAAGTGCAGTCATCATAAAAGAAATAGGCATTGTTATTCCTCCTCGTTTTCATATTGGTCCAGAATTTTGTTTAGCCGCTCTTCTCGCTTCTCAAAGAACGTTTCGAACAGTGCCTTCGTGAAGTACCCGAGCATGACGCCAATAACAGTCGTAGCAATCTCGCTGGATAGAGATTCAGCGATCGTCTCTCGCCCCAGAAAAGCCAGGATATAGGACAATTGCAGGTCGATGAGCGAGACTACGAGAATGACCGCGACCGCTCTTTTGGTGAAAGTGGTAAGCCACTTTTTGTAGTTTTTGTCTTCCATATGTCACCCCTTAGAATGCAGTTTCGCTCTGCGAGCAGCATTTAGTGCGGCGTTATTTCGCATGATCTCGCCCTTGCTCATCTTCTTAGGTGGAGCATTCTTAACACCGCACACGCGGATCAAGGTCAACAATCGATTCAGGTGCCATTTCTGGCACTCAAACGGAATGTTATAAGAAATCATCCAATAGTAGACCAGTTCCGCGGTCACAATTTCCTTGTTGGTTTTTTCGTTGGGATCTTTGGGGAAAGTCGTAGCGGTCATCGGCGCATTGATATAAGCGATAACCGCCTCGACATTCTCCTTGGTCAGATGAAGATATACGCTCGGATCAACATTCTTAGTGATTGTCATACACTTAATGTAATCCAAGCTCTCTTCATCAGTCAGACCAGAATTCATAAGAAATGGTTTGCACCATTTGGATTCCCATTTTGACAGAGAGACAAGAGAATGCTCCAATTGCAAGGTTGTTGTTTTGGCTTGAACAAATTCCTCTTTTACGGGATCCCAGCCCTCTGGGGCGGTTTCAATTTCAAGCTGAAACATTTGTCATCTCTCCTAATTTTCATTTCACGCGCCCATCTGAGCGGACACCTGCTTGCTGAGATCGGCAGGGATAACGCCCTTGAAGAAGGTGGCAGCGGCATCAGCATCAGACGCGAGTTCCATGAACAGCTCAGAATACGCCTCGGTCTGGGAGAAAGCGATGGACAGAGGATTGCCCTTATCATCGACCTTCATGAAGCGTCTACCATCGGCGCTCTTCTCGCCATAAGCCTTAAGAATGAGCTTTTTGAACAGCTTCACCAGCTCAGGAATATTCTGGGCTTCAGCAATCTTATTAGCCATCTCGGCATAACCGCCGTCCACGCTGAGTTCCATTTCAGACAGCTCGGCCTTGGACAGATTAAAGTAGAAGTCTTCGGTTCTCTTGACGTCGTTGTAGTCGGTGTAGGTGATAGTCTTCTTAAGCATAGTGCTATTCTCCTTTCAAATTAAAAAGAGGGGAGCCGCCAGCCTAACTGAGTACGACTCCCCATCATTGTGTTGGTACTTACGCGGTTGTCAGAGTGGAAAGAACCTCATCGGGCAGAGGCAGACGGGGGCCGTCGCCGGTGTCATCGCCATACAGGATCTTCTCCAGCGCAGCCAGCTTGGCTTCATCGACCTTGGTGGAATCGATGACGATACTGGCGGTGGGCTTATGGTTGGTCACGTTCACGGGAGTGGTCTTGAACTCCCAAGAGAAAGTGATAGCCTCGGGGCTGTCATTGATGGTCGCATAGGCCTTCTCGGAGGGAGCAGCCAGAGCGCCATAAATGAGATGCAGCTTATAACCGTGGTTATTGCTGTCGGTATCATTACCCAGGGTAGTTCTGTAGCACAGACCAAAGGTCTTACGATCCTGCTGCCCGATATACATGCCGGGGGTAAGGGCGACAGAGCCGTCGCACTCAGCGAACTCATCGGGGTACATATAGGCCTCGATGGTGCCACCCAGCTCCTCAGCGGAGACCAGGTTCAGATACTTAATGTCGTCAGCATACAGAGCGGTAGCCTCGGCACCGGAGGGGCTCTCGGTGACGGTGGTCAGACCATTCCAAGCCACACCCTTCGGATAGGTACCAGCGGTATCCTGGACATACAGGACACCCTGCTTTACGCCAGTTTCGTACAGGCGCTCGCCACTCTTGTCCCAAACAAGTTTAGCCATAAATATTGTCCTCCTCTTTTAGAAGTATAGTGTGAATACGTCGTGGTTGAGATTGTCCGACTCGTAGTGTCTATCGTAACTGCAGTAAGGAAGATCGAGAAGTTTCTCAATAAACTCACTGTCAGGGTTCTTGTCGATGAGGATCAACTCATAACAAGGAAGTTTCCGATAGGCAATGTCGTCGGCAGATCTCTTTTCGACGTCTTTTCTGGAATATACGATTGCCGGGTATTGCATTCGTACTGAGGAAGGGGGTTGAAAATAACAACTCTTCGTTTTAAGAATCCCGCAAAGGATCTCATGCAGGTCAAGTCTGCTGGCCATTGTTGTATAACCCCCCAATCGTCAGTACTAGTCGGGGATAGTTTACTTCGACGTGATAGATCTTCCATAAACTACCCAGGTACTCGATGTAACGCATCGCATGAAAATTCTGAATGGCATACGGATCGGCCACGATACTGATTTCCATAGATACGTTAATGTTGTCATTAACTTCTCCAGAAGGCTCGAGCTTCCGGATGTTACGGACCACATCGCCAAAGTACTGACGTTCCGTGATCTTCTCTTCCCACACGCCGGGCGTGGTTTCTACTTGTTCAGCATAACCGACCTTTCCGAAATATTTAGCCATTTTGAATTTTCATCCCCCTTTCTTCTTAGGTACAGTTGACACCGCAATAAATGTGCCGTCTGGAGCTTGGGCGCCGATCCTACTCGCGCCCTCGTCGCGGCCGAAAATGGTGGGCGCCATATATAACACAGCGACTCCCATAGACATTCTAATCAGCGCCCCCTTAAAGAAAGCGTCTTCCAACTCTTCGTCAGTAAATAACTTGCTATATTCCGGGTCCACATACGCACCGTACGCGTCCATTTCAACACCCGTATCGCCGTGGGTATAAATAATGACTTTCGCCACATTCTTGTCTTTGGCGTCCATATAGATCTTATCCATGGTTAGGCCCCCTCAATAGAGAACAGCGTACTGAATCCACCCTGGTGAGGATAGGAAACCACCGTCACACCGGCATCGTTTTTATAGGCCTCACCCGGAGTACAAAGAGAAACGTCCTTTGCCATCTTTCTTCGCCCCTTTCTTATTCTGTCATTCGACTCAGGCCTTGACCTTCATCTCCAGAGAGATGGCAGAGAAAGGCTTGATCAGAGCACCGGAGCAACGGGTCTCGATCAGGTACTTCTGCTGGTTGTAGTCAATGTCGAAGTCGTCGAACATGTTGATGGCACCACCCTTATCAGCACCGACGTTGTAATCGGTCAGGTTAACGATGATGCCCATCAGGTTCAGAGTCTCGCCCCCGTCGTTGGTGCGAGTCAGACCCTCCATCACGGGAACGGTCACGATCTCCTTAACGCGCAGAGCAGTGCGAAGCTTCTCCATGGTGTCATAGATGACACGGCCATTCATGTCCTCGAGAAGCAGGCAGTCGGTGACGACATCCTCAGTGGTGTACAGAGTAGGATCGCCAGAGCCCTTATAGTTCTTGCGAGACTTAATGCAGGCACGAATGAAAGCCTTAGCCTTCTGATCGGCGGTAGCAGCGGCATCGACCTCGATGGTGGACTTGATGTTGTACAGATCCTCGTCCTTCCAGATGGGACGAATGTTGGACTCGTTGATCTTGTCGTCGCTGGAAGCCAGACGGCCGTCACCCACCAGGATGGCGCGGGCGATTTCCTCGTCCAGCATCATGCGCATCTCAGACTTCAGCCAGGCAACCACGTCGAAGTCGGTGATGTCGATCACGTCATCGCGATCCAGCTTCTGCTTCTTGTAGATGGTCGTCGGAGTGGTCGTACGCTTGAGCAGGCTGAAGACCTCTTCCTTCTTCAGCTTACCCTTGATGTAACCCTTAGCACGGGCATCATCCTCGGTGATGTCAGCAAACATGGACTTGATGCGGGAGAAGGGAGTGTGGTGAGTGCCACTCATGACCTTCTGGACCCAGCCCATTTCACGCTTAATGAAGTCGGGCGGGGTATTCAGGGACTTAGCCTCGGGGAACAGGTAATCGATGTTCTCGATGCCGTACTCCTGGGCGTGGGCCAGGAAGCTCTCCTTCAGGCTGCCATAGCGCTTACCATCAGCGATGATGGTCTCCATAGCGTCATGGCTCAGGACATTCTCGTCCTTCTTGGTCTCGTCGTCGAACAGATTGTGCTTCATAGTGTTATCCTCCTCATCATTGTTGTTGGTTTCGGGGTCTTCTTTCTCATCACCATGCTTCAGAGCCTGCCCGAGCATCGCATAAACGGCAGTCTTCTGCTCCTCGGTAAGGGTCTCAAACACTTCGCCAATGGTCTTATCTTCCTTGTTATCCACCTTTTCATCCTCCTTCTTCTCGGGCTCTTTGTCAGCATGCGCCAGATCAATATTCTCGCCCGTGTAGATGATGCACTCCTCATCAGATTCCTCATCGTGCTTGAGGACAGACTCGATGAAGGCGCCGGGGTTAGCGCCAGCGAGCACTAGGCTAACTTCACGGATATTGCCGTGCATAACGTTGGGACCCTGCTGCTGAAGCTGGTTAGCATAGATGGACAGAGCGTCAATGTCGCCATGCTGGACAAGAATCTTTGCGGTCTTGCCAGAATCGCTGTCATTGAAGCTGCAGTAGGCGTAAACGCCCTCTTCGCGATTCTCGAGAACCGCGTGACCAAGAACTTCGTCCTGGCTGTTGTGCTGATGATTCCACACCAGGGGGACCTTCTGACCGTCATTGTGCTTGAACGCATCCTTACGGATAACACGCCCATCAGAGCACTTCAGGTCATTTCTGGTTGCCCACCCACAGAAATCAAAACTAGTTTCCATTTTGACCGTTATCTCCTTCCTCACGTTGATTACCCATTCCTTCTTCGGGCTGATTCAGGTTGCTGTTAATGAGCATGTCTGCCTTAGGATCGTCCGAAGGCTTCATGCCAATGACCTGTCTGATTTCGTTGCTCGTCATGATCTCATTCCGTGTGAATTTGTCTGCAATCTCTGCGATGTCATTCACGGGGACAAGTTTGAACGGATCTCTAAAGAACGAAATCGTTTGCTTCTGAGAACGGGCGGTTTTAGTTAAGAATTTTCGCTTCATTTCGTCAACAATAGCCGAAACGATTGGCTCAATTGTGCGGCTGTAGTAGTTGAGCATCGTTTTCTCGTCCGCGGTACCATCAAGAATGGTCTGAGTAATGCTTAACTGGCTGTATAGCATGCTCGTCAGGTACTCAATCTGCTTCATGAGGTTGTTTTCGAGAGAACGGTTCAACTGTGTGATACGCTCGGTACCATCGGTATAAGCGATACCATACTTAGAGCCGGCCAATTGCATTTCAATGTTTTTACGCCTCTCTTCGGCTTGCTGACGTCTTGCCTCGGTCTTGATTATGTACGGCAACTGAATGATCAGGTCCAGTTTACCGGAGGCAGTTTGCTCGTCGGTAACGTCCAACAGACTAAGCTTACGAACCAGACGCTGCATGGTCGAGTTCGGCTCGTTGATCACGGCATACAGCGGATTCTCGACAATAGCGACCATCTTTTTAGGGACGATCTTCTCCTCTTGTCGACCTATTAACTCGTTATATACCCGAATCTTTACGTATTGAGGATACCATTCGACAATCTTTGCGGTGCGCATTGTATAGATGTCATACGAGTCACTGACCGAGGGGTCGATGTTCGTTTCAATCGGCACAATGGCCACGCAACCTTCGTCAAGCATAGACATGACGGCATCCTGAATGAATGCTCTGCCAGTCTGATCAGTATTTGCACTAAGTGTGAGACACCGATTGAGCGGGGTGTCAAGCTGCTCCTTGAATCGCCCATTGTCGTCTAGTCGAACATGCTGAATGTTGATCGCCGAGACATCCAATGCGATGCGATTATAGACGGAGGTAACGATAGACTTTTCGTTTCCTCTAGTGAATCGAGGCCGATCGGGTCTAACCGAATAACTGGTCCCAATGTTTGGGTATCCGTACGTAGGATCTCGATTCATGAACGCATTCCATGCGTGCTGAAGTCTATCTGAAATTCCCATCTGAATCTGCTCACCTCCTTTGCGTCCATTTTGACGCTAGATTAGATTTTTCGGTCCTTGAGCATCTCCGCATACTTCCGTCCGACGGCGACGCCTTCACTATTCGTGAATTTGCTGACCTTTTCCTCGCCGAGAACTTTTGCGGAGTTCTTATACCACTTGATTGCCTTAGCGACGGCCTTGTCGTGCTTTCTTGTTGCACTCTTATACAGCCCATCGCTGATCTCAGTCCGAATGATCGGATTGGCGTGCTTGTACTTCTTCTTCAGTGTCTTATCGACCTTGCGATCAAGTTTCGCCATCTTCTTCTGGGCCTTGGCGTAAGCCTCTTTGGAGCGACCTCTCCGGACACCCCAACGCATGCCAAGGACGCCATAGTGAGCGAGATAGTACTGCTGGTCAGAGTTCGCATTGCCGGTAATTACCACTTGGATCACCTCTTTTACTCAAAAGCATCACGATTAAGTTTGTATGCCACATAGGCATCCATCATTGCGGCAACAGCATCGATCTTGTGATCGTAGCGCTTCTTAAGCAGCTTGCGGTTACCGTTTGTATCCTCCATTGCAATGCAGTTGCCCATGGTATAAGTCATGAGCTCCTCATCAAACAGGAGGAGCCGTTCGCCAGCGAGCTTCTTCAACTCGCCAAGAGGAACAGATTCGGTCTTTGCACCCTGGATGACTTTCTCAATTCCGAACGGACCGTTTTCAGTTTCCCAACGGGCCACGAAGTCCTTCGCGTTGTAGGGGTCATAACCAAAACAACGGACATCATACTGGACTTCGGCGATATAGTTATCCAAGTCGTCATAGACCTCCATCATGTCGAGAACAGTGCCCGGCATGACGATGAGACTCCCCTCCTTGGCAAATTCGTCATACTTATAACGCATGGCCGAAGGGAGTTTGGCTAAAGTAAGCTCGGTAATGTAGTTACGTGTCTTGATTCCAAAAGCACCTTTCGGCAGTGGAAATAAGAACGTAAATGCACAGAAGTCATCACCCTGAGAAAGGTCAGCGCCAAGTGCGCAAGGCATCTGCCAATAGTCGCGACGTCTGTGCGGAAGGGTTTCTTCATACGTGAAGTAGTACGTGTAACCCTCCATCGGAATGCCAAAACGTTTAGCAAGGGTGTCATTGCGAACAGCCGGGTTGTTTTCCGCCTTCTCCACTTCCAACTGATAGGTCTCATAACTGACAGTCCGACCGAGATTGGGATTGGCTTTAACCCACATTCTGGGGTCGCCCACCTCATCGATCGAGTCCAGTTTGTACCACCAAATGGAAGTATGAATGTCGGGATAATCGCCCTTAAGAACGTTCATCAAATCCATTTTGATTGTATCGCCGGGTCCATTACGGACAGTACCCTCAGAGCTAATGGCGATAATGAGATACTCCTCATTCTTCGCTGCGCCCTGAGCCGCAGGACCGACCACGTCTTCTCTGGTGTCACCGGAGAGCCACTCATCGACTGTCACGACCTTGTCTTTTCGACCCTGGTATTTATCGATACTCATAGGGACGATTTCGAGCAAAGAGTTAGTCATGAAATTCTGGATACCCTTCTTGGTGCTCGCCAATTTCACACGGTCGGCTTTGGAGCCAGTTGTATTTTGTAGAGATCCTTCAGTTAGGAACTGAAAGAACGGACCTCTGGCTCTGGCAAGCGCGGTCTTGATGGGCGCCAGGACCTCCTCGGCCTGTCGAATGGTCGGCGCAGTAGTGGACTGCTGAGTAGTAGCCGGATCCACAGTCAGGAAGTAAGCCTGAATGCAGGAAGCATACATGGATTTGGCGGCGCCTCGACCCACGATGAGATACTGCTTGTTGATCAAGCGCTTCTTGATACGCTTAGTCACATAGTGCCCACCGCGACCCTCGGGGTCTGGCTCGTAGACACTACGTTCAACAAAGTAGTACCAACCGAAGATCTGCTCTGCCCACAATTTGAATGAATCGAGTAGCCGAAGGTCATCGCCATCGGTCAGGGTGAGCTCATTCTCGCAGAAATTAATAAAACCCTGGATAGCTTGGTCGTCATACCAAATTCCAGGGTTTGCAATGAGCGCATCTATTCGATTCATCTCCATCGAGATCTGTTCGCATACAGGGATTTCGCCTCGGATTACGGCGTCACGGAACATGCCATAATACTTTGGCGTGGCAGTGTTTGATAACGCCATATGTAATTCACCTACTTAAGTCGTTTTCTTCTTTGCGGCATCGGCACTTGCCTTCTTGACTGCATTCGTCATGTAGTCTTTAAGCATGTTTTTGCCGACTTCGGTAGCGGCAGGAGCAACCACATCTTTCATAACCTTATCGGCAAACTTCTTGCCGGCAGACACATGCTCGGGTTTAAGTTGGTTATACATTTTTTCCATGTTAAGCCGATTGACAACTGCTCTGAGTTCTTCGTCAGACATGTCCTTAATGCTAGGCTTGTGCGTCTGCTTCTCTGCCGGCTTGGGAACAGGCTTTCCGCTCTTAATCGCCTCGATCTCTCGTCTCTTTTCGTCGAGTTTATCGAGCTTAGCCTTAGTCCGCTGCTGATTCTTGGCAACTCGCTCTTCTTCTTTGAGCTTCGCCATTTCCTTGGCATACCGTTTTTTACCTGCTGTGGTGAGAGTGCCATCTTTGTTCTGGTAACGCCGGATACCCCAGCGCATACCTTTGATGCCCCAGTGAGTTAACTCATTTTCCATTTTGACGTACCTCCTTTCCACTCAAGCTTTAGGATCAACCGCCACATTCAGACGCCATTCGAATTCAGCGATCTGCCGATTCATGGCTTCGATGACGGCCGAGCTGAGCGGGGGATCGAACATCAGTTTTACCTTCATGTAAATGTAGCTCTTGATAGCATGAAGTTGAGCCGCATTCACCTCGGGAACAAAATCGGCCCAAGTGGAAGTATCGTCCTCGATTACGAACCCCGTTTCCGGACCGACGCCAAGCTGAGTCAGGATCATAAGCACCGAGTTAATATGCATGATGATGTCAGCGTCGAAATGAGTGTACTCTTCATCGATGCCGAGCAGTTTCTTAATCGATGTCAAGATACTTTCCATGGTTTCCCTCCTTCATCGCCGCCAAGGGCAAGTGTCGTTTCGCTTTCGCTCAATCGGATCTCTCGGTAAGAGATTGATGTCTCCATAGTGAATGGCATTGTGGGTTTCAAATGACACACAGATAAGATACTCAGGATTGACGAGGTACTCACTGTGTGTCAGGATGTCGTTTGCGCCCAAAGGGTTTAAGTGGTGGATGTAAACCTTACCGCCAATCTCTCGCCCCTCGATGCCCAGATCACAACCGTTATCACGAATGATAATCTCATCCCTAAGTCGTCTCCATTCCATTGATGAGTAGAAGACTTGGTTTAAATATCGATCGTGTCCAAATGTGTCTTTACCGACTGATCCTTTGAGCTTTAGATACTCGAAGCGGTCTTCGAATGTAGGAAGGCGGATCAATTCTGAATACGTTTTAATACTCATTCGGATCACCTTGCCCACTATAGTTTCTAAAGGCCTTCATGGCCTCGGTATAAAGTTCCTCGACTCTCTTCTGAGACTTGAGCGTTTCGGTCTTAGCTGTAATAAGCTCTGCCTGTTTCTCAAGAATCTCTTTCTCAAGCCTAGCTTTCGTAGAGGCAAGCTTAAGAAAGTGTGTGGTCTCCTGAGACGAGGCAGTTCCTTCTCTCAGACGCTTCTCAACTAAATCCGTAGCCAGCGAAATTAGTTGGTTTTCTCGAGCTTCTGGAGTTAGGGCGGGTCTCATGGAACTTCTGGTCGAAGAGGAACTAGTTGCTTTGACTTTTGCCATACTTACTGCCTCCTCTCATACAGTTTTGTATGTCTCTCGGTTGGGCACTTAAAGGGATCCATGAAGGAAGTGCGGGAGAGTCATTGAAAGGAGAAAGTTAAAAATGA